TGAATCTTGACTATAGTTTGATTCAGATTCTTCGCTACCTGTTCTAATTGTATTTCCTGATCCATCAGTAATCGCACTGCCCGAAGATGTTGTTAGTAAATTATTTCCTGCTAAATCTTTTTCCGCAGTTTTCTTATCTGCATTAGGATTCTTTTCATTTTTACCTGCAAGAGTTCCCATCATTATGGGTTGTTGATTTTCCTCATTATCTAAAAACCAACCAAACACCCAAGAACCTTCAACGGGGCCAAGAGGAGTAGACCCCACTCCAGATGTGCCCGCAGATGTAATAGGTTGCATAGGTATTGCCCATGGCAAATCTTCTCTAGGCAAAAGCGCAACATCATCAGTATGATATCCATATATCCTTACTCTGCATCTACCTAATTTTTCCGGATCTTTTCTATCCTCAACGACACCTACCCACCAAGTGAAATTTGTTCCGCCATAAATGTTATTCATAGTATATTATCCTTGTGCATTATTATAGTCTACAATATTTTGAGAGTCGGGATCAAACGAATCTTTAATCACTTCCATTGACATACTATGTCTAAAAATATTAATTTTATGATTTATTGCAGTTATCAAATATCTTCCAGAATATTTTGGATCGAATTTATCTTGCGACATGTCATCTTCTGAAGGCGGTTCCATATCTGGAAAAGTTATGTCTATCATTTGTCCAGCTTCAACATCGGTTCTGCCATGTACTATAATATTTAATTTTAAATTATCTAATTCTTTTATGTTAGATAAGCGATTACTATAGATCTCGCCCATGCGCTCATTGATATTTTTCTTAGCATCGGTATGCAAATTTGGATACTTGGGATAAACTCTTATGTGTGTATTAACATCCTTTAACACACTGTCGGGATTAAACAATGGCGTAGGATTTTTAAATGTACTATGAATATATTTTTTATATTCTTTGGTGTGGTCATATGCAGTAACTTCTTGTTTTTTATTATATAAATTTAACGATATAAGTTTGCTTGCAAAATATCCAGAATCAATGCCAACTACGTGATCTAACCCATTTAAAATTTTTAAATCAGTAATAAGAGTCATTTTTTCCGCAATATCATCTGTTCCCACAGATACACTTGTTGGGGAATATCTATAAGTCCCTATAGAGCTTCCTTTGAGAAATAACGTTTCAATACTACCAAAATAAAATGATTTATTTGATTCCCAGAATAAAAAATTGCAGGCAGCGCCTTCTATAGGTATAGCTTTTTTTGCTAACCAATTAATACATTTTATAGGACTCCATCCAGTACTAACAAACTTTACATAGTTATCAGCAGTGCCAAGTAAAAATAATTGTGTTTTAGCTCCGTTTGAGAAAGATTTATTACTATACGTTAAATTTCTATCAACAGAAACATATGTATTAAAAATTTTACTGACAACATCATTTATTTTTCCTTTAAAAGAGTTAAATAAAGGAGTTGCAGAATCAACTAACGCTTCTTGTGATATAAATTTTAGTTTGTATACTTGAGTGTTTTGATCTCTTGCTAAGACTCTGTCTTCAACTGAAAATACTCTAAAAGTTTTTGATATAACATACTGTTCCGTTGAGGGATATCCTGGAGTTTTTGCATAAACTATCAATGACTCCTCGCCGGTAATTGGAAAATGTCTAATAAGATTTGCACTATCAGATAAAACAATTTCCCCAGTTATTACGCTACTAAAAATACTTTCGTAAATATTTAATTCTATAAAATAATCTAATAAGGATACAGTGACACCCGAAGAAGAAATTAATAATAATTCTTCTAACGATACTTCGCCGGGCGTTTGTAACCCATCTTGGGTTGATTCATTTATCATTGTTTAATTAAAGAAGTAAAATTACTATCAAATTCGGATACAACTTGAGGTTTAAGAATATTTATTCTTCGCTTTTTCTCATTTACCGCATCTTCATATGAAAAATTTGAAACTGGGATTAGATTAGAAGGATGATTTTGCAATAACAGAGTTGATTGTACCGAACCAGAACTTTCTAATACTATGGGAATAGGTAAAAGAAAAGTTGAAGATTCATCTAAACCCCTATACCCAGCAACAATATATTCTGCCTCATCTGCATAATGATGTAACTGGTATATAGAATTTTCTCCGTATTTACCTTTACAAAATTCCACAAGGTTATAATAATCCAAAGGCCAATCAAATCTTGGATCAATTATATCATTTGCCAAAAGTATAACCCAATGTAGCATAGGGCTACCGTAAAATTTATCAGCTAGCATTTCGGGTGTTTCACCATCTCGTATATCATATTGGTCAAAAAACGCATTGTTATTTTTTAATTCTTCGGATAACTTTATTCGGCGTAAAATATCTGGAACAATTTGATATGTATTTTTATCATCCAGCGTGTAATAAAGATACGGAAATTTTTCAAAGAACATTTAATATCCTTCTCTAATGGATTCGCGGGTCATTAATTCTAATTCTCTAAAACTTAAAGTTATATTAATTTCAGAGGGCGAACCGTCAGCAAAAGTAGCAAATTGATCTCCTCCATAATCTATAGCCATATCAGTTAATGCGCATTGTGAAATTTTATTAAAGTATGGATTTTCCCTATTTCTATAGTAATACCTAATCTCAAATTCAGAAGGATAGATATAAAAATATCCATTGTTAGATAATTCAGGATGCATATGTTGTTTAAATGTTTCAATTATAGAATACACTGCCTTAGATTCATTTGTATCTTTTGGCATAAATTTGTACCTAAAATTAAAGTTTCTATAATCTACGCCTTCAAAAAATACTTCTCTAAAGGGGTTTGTTTTTACCTTGGCAGTTTGTTGTGCAATATCCGACAATCCCGCGGAACCAAATCCAGGTATCATGGATGGAATTTTCGCAAATTGTAACGCAAGTGCAGATCCGAGCTCTCCTGCTTGGGTTGAAAGAGATTCTGTTACTGATGCAGTATCTGTTAAAAATCCTCCAAGAAGACCCATATCTTTATCTTGATAATTCACACCGTATTTCACACTAGGTCTTTCCTGCAAATGTAATGTGATAACATCTGTTATTCTGTTCTTTTTATCGGGCTTCAACAGATCTGAATATTTTTGAGCAGCTATGACACCGCCACCTATGACACCGGCACCTAGAAAAACTTTGGCGCCTGTTTTAACTGCTTGGCCAGGATTGTCTACAGCTTTTAACAACGCTGCACCCGCACCCGCCGCAGTATCCGCTGCCGCGAATCTACCCACATTTATGGGATTTCCATCTCTACTATTTATTTGTAATCGTTGTCTAATATTAGCATCTTTTACTGTATCGCCTTTATATTTGGATTTTCCTCGAACATTTATAAAGAATGTTATATAATGTTGTAGGTCCGGTGCCTGCCCTACAGCTGCAGGATATGCAAGTTGATTAATCGAATACTTATTAGATTCCGGAAACCCAAAGGGAGTATCGTAAGTTCTCGCTCTAGTATTTGTATAATCTCTTATGTCTTTTGGAATATCTGCCATATTTTGCCTATAAATATTATAGTTATTAATTATTTATATGAGTTATGTACACCAAAACCTATAAAGGCCGGTTTAGAGTATTGAATCCTGCAAAATATAAAGGCGACATTTCTAATGTCATCTACCGTTCTTTGTGGGAACTTAAATTTATGAAATGGTGCGATCAAAGCCCGTCCATTATAGAATGGGGTTCTGAGACGGTTATTATACCGTATGTGTCGCCGGTTGATAGAAAGATACATCGATATTTTGTAGATTTCTATGTAAAAGTACAATCTAAGAATAACAGTACAGAAAAATATCTCATAGAAATAAAACCAGAAAAATTTACAAAACCGCCAGAAATCCCTAAAAAGAAAACAAAACGGTTTATTGACGAAGTTTTCCAGTATGGCGTAAATGAAGCTAAATGGAAAGCAGCATTTGAATTTTGTAGTGACCGAAATATGAAATTTATGGTACTTACAGAAAAAGACTTAGGAATAAAGAAATAATGGCTACAAACGCTTTTGAGCAAATACGATTAAATGCCGCAGGCGAGGAGAAATCCTATCAGTGGTATAGACAACAAATTAGTGCTTTAGGTAAATTATCTAATACAAATCAATTATTAAAGGATACAAAAGTAGCAACGCGCATTATCCCAGGGGAAATGTATTTATTTTTCTACGATCCAAAGCATAAAGACACATTACCATACTATGACAGGATGCCGTTGGTGTTGCCCTTTAGAAAAGTTCCAGATGGTTTCTATGGAATAAATTTACATTATTTGCCATATATGATGCGATTTAGAATTTTATCATTGCTATCAGATTATGCAACCGGAGATACAACTGATCCGGATACAAGAATTCAATTATCTTGGAGA